GAGACTCACCGGGGTCGCGTTCATCGCGATGAGCTGCGCAGCGGTCAGGGGAACGATCACCGGGTTCAGCGGCGACCACACGGGCGCAGCCTTCGTACCGATGTTGATCCACTTGACGCCGTTGGTGGCGTCGAAGTAGACCGATCCCGGCGCAGCTTTGCCAGCCAACGTCCCCGACGTACCGTTCACGGGGCTGCCGCTACCAGCGTTCTGACGAACGCCGAGCGCCATGAGAAGCGAGCTTACGCGAAATGTACCGATTGGCATGATTCTGATTTCCCTTCACATCGGCCTGGACCGGCCGCCATCTGGGTTTACGAGGGTCGGATGAAGCGCTGGTTCAGGAGCTGGCTGACTTTGTACTCGGGCAGCTCTGAAACGTCGACAATCTCGTCGCGACGGTACGGAACGCCGCGGAGATTGAGTTGCTTACACGCGATGAAGACGGGACCCGAAGGTCCCGTCTTCTCTTGTAGCTCAGCTTTAGGAGCGGAGCTCATTACGCAACACAAGCGGAGAAGAACGCGCCGAGGTCTGCGCCGACGACCTTGTTCGCGAACGCGATTTCCGCTTCGATTCGCACGGTCTCGAGACCGAGCCACGGCATCGGAATCCGGTACGTTCCGATCGTGAGGCCGATTCCCCGAGAAACGCCCGTCCACATGAACGAGTAACCCGCGCTGGGCTCCATGATGGAGGGCGAGGGGTTCACGTAGCAGAGCAGCGCGTTCTTGCCCGCGGTCAGCGCGCCCGTGAAGGTCGTGCTGCCCGGAGTTTTCTGCGCCGTGTTCTTCACCGACTTCGAAACGATCACGCGCTCGACGTTGAAGATCTTCGCCAGGGCGGCTTCGTTCGCGATCGCCGGGTTGCCGGGACCCGCACCGTACTTGATCAGGTCGATCACGTCGGGGTGCCGGATGAGCTTCTGGTAGACGCCGAAGCCCATGAGGAAGGTGTTCGCTTCGAACCCGGTCCCCTGGAGCAGCGCGAGCTGCTGGGCCTGAACGTCTTCGATCGGCGTCGAGCTGGGATCGTCCCAGGTCACAGCCGGGGTGATGTCGCCACCCGTGCTCGAACCGGTCCAGATACCGGTCGTGAAGAAGTCCGAGATGAACTGGACTTCCTGGCGGAGCAGGAGCTTGCGCGTCACGAAGCGGGTAGCGTCCCGTTCCGGGTTGAGCGGGATGTCCGCGTTCGCGTTCTCCTGCTCGTCGATGTCCTTGTGGTACGCGTACACGTTGCACGAGTACGACGGGGTGTTGTCGATGTCGTACCCGCCGCCCGCCGACTCCGTGTTCGGAGCGCGCAGCTGCGCGTCGTCACGGAACCAGTCGTCCTTCGTGTACAGGAAGTACCGGTTCGACTTCTTGTCGGTCGGAATGTACGGGAACACCTTCCCGCACACGAACGCCTGCTCACTCTGGATGTAAGCGACGCTCATGTTCGAGAGCGGTCGGTCGACGTGAACCTGCGAAAGATACGGATTCGGCATTTTCTACTCCTGTTGAAACCTCTCTGAGCGCTTTTGCGAAAGCTGCTCGAAAAAACCGAACCTTACGCCTTGATGCTCGGTGAAGCGCAGTTCACGACCGCCGTGATCTCGTTGCCCGCCGACGTGCCGCCCGCGACGTTGACCGCCGCGCCGACGACCGTCTGCGTCGAAACCGCCGTCTGAGCCTGACCCGAAGCGTTCGTCGCGATCGCCGCGCCTGCGGTGATCGACCCACCCGCCTGAACGATCGTTTCGCCGACGACCACGACTTCGACGGGATCGCCCGTCGCTGCTGGCGCCTGAAGAACGCCAATCGGCACGTCCGTCGTTCCCGAGCAGAGAACCACGGTGTTGTCCGCCGACAACTTCACGAACTTGTACTGCGCGGTCGCTCCCGAAAGACCCGCGCCGGCCTTGGCGCCGCTGAGCTTGAGCGGCAGTGCTCCCTGAAACGGCATTTCTTTTCTCCTTGACTACTGATCTGTTTGACGCTGAACCCTTGGAATCGCGCCGAGCTTACTGCTGTTCCTTGCGGTACTCGGCGACGAGCGCCGGATTCGCGAGCATCACCTTCTCGAGGGCCGCTTCACGGCTGACCGTGTGACCGCTCTTCTCGATGAGCTGATCCGCCTTCGCCTCGATCTTGTCCCACGCACTTCCGCCGCCGTTGCCGCCAGAGCCGAAGTTCTTGTACAGACCGCTCGCCGCGGCCTGCGCGTCGGCAGCCTTGAACAGCTCCATCGTGCGGGCGTACGCTTCGGGCGCGTCTTCCTTCATCTTCCGGAACTTCGCGACGTCCGTCGTGAGATCGAACGGGGTCGCCTTGAAGCTCTTGAGGACGTCGGTCATCTCGCGGTCGAGGCGCGCGTCTTTCTCGATCTTCGCCGCGGCTTCGCTGTCCTCGAGCCGCTTCTTGAGCGTGGCGACTTCGGCGTCATGCGCCTTTGAAACGGTCGCAACCGCCTCGGCGGCGATCTTCGCCATTTCTTTCTTCTTCTTCTCTTCGGCGGTCTCGTCATCACCGCCGTCGACCGTGTCTTCGTCGACCGCCTTTGCAAGGGCAGCCACTGCAGCGCTGCGCTTCTCGACGTCCTGCTCGGCGAACAACCCGAGGAACTGCTTGAGGATGCTCTTTTTCACGTTCTTCTCCTGATGCTTGTTGGCAGCCTGTAGCTTACTGCGTGCTGAACTCTTCACGGACTCGGGAATGTCTGCGCCGTCGATTCGGCCAAGCGCGGCCGTCAAATGGTTGTGGTCGATAGAGCCGTCTGCATGCTTGTAGGGCAGCTTGCGCTGTTTCTTCCCCTGCGCATCAGTCCAAACAGCGGCAAATGCCGAGTCGGGCAAGCTGTTGCGCGTCTCCGAACTGAGCGTGGCTTTCTCGTACTCCTCGCGTTCGTCGGGCACGTCCACATGAACGTCGCCAACGTTGGGAGCCGACTTGAAGAGGACGATGTGAGCCCCGTCACCAGTCTTCGCATCGTAGTTCGCGCCCTTGTCAACGAGAGCGACTCGATTGATTCGAAGGTTCGAAAGCTTTCGGGCCATTACACCTTCTCCGCGTCAGCTTCTCCAGCGATGGAGAACATCGTGTATTTTCCCGACTTGACGCCCGCGAAGGCTTCTTTGTCGAATTTGTACCCGACCCACCAACGCGGTGGAAAGATCTGCTTGAGCACCGCTAAGTGCTCTTGATTCACGACACCGTTCTCATCTTTCGCGAACGCTTCCAGTTTCTCGTGCGTGAACACGATGGACTCGACGAGTTGGCCCTTTGCAGAGCCGCGGTGCATCTCGTCAGCTTCGCGAAATTCTAAAACGTGGGTGTAGGCTGCTTTTTCGAGCTGGGCAGGTTCGATGAGGTCGCCTTGAAGATCCTTGAAAACCTCGCCGCCCTCGCCTGAAGCTGTACGCTTCGAGACCGAGACGTTGGCGAAGCCAAAAACAAGGCATTCGTCTTCGTCAATCTTGG